GAGAGAGGGGGATCATACTGATCCTTGAGTTCATCAAGTGGATCAACTGTAAAGGCAATAAAGGTATTAGGAATTGTTACACCCTTTGAAGCCTTACTGTACATCATCCAAGGCATAAGCCCAATTTGACCTTGCTGCATTGGAACAAGAATTGCAGGATCCTTTAACGTCCACGATGTGTCATTTTCAATAAACCGTGATAAAATTTCTTCACCCGAATTAAGTCTAAATATCTTTACATTACTCATATTGGTATCCTTTGTATAATATAATTATATCACTCCTAATAATAATAGCAAGCAATAATCACATGAAATCATTTAAACAATATTTGGCTGAAGGTACTGAAAATGTTCAATGCGATATTAATGGAATATGCAAGGTTATTAAAGGATATGAGTCTGCTGGAAATGAAGATAAAATTTTAGGTGTATATAAAGATAGTAAAAAATTGGATACTATTGGTCACGGACATCTAGTTACACCACAATCAGAAGAAATTTTTAAAGAAGTATTTCCAGAAGAACACAAAAAAGATCCAAATTTTGGATCTAATGTTTTACGTAAAGGTGGAAGAATAACACCGGAACAGGCTGATGCTTTAATGTTGAGAGATGTTACAAAACGATTACCAACAGTTAAAAAACTTGTTCCAAAGTTTGAAACATATTCTCCAGAATTACAAGCTCACCTTGCATCAGAAGATTTTAGAGGTATGTTGCGTAAATCACCAAAGGCAGTAAAATATTTAAATGCAGGTCAATATGCTGAAGCAGGTAAAGAATTTTTAGATGCAGATGATTATAGAAATTCTGTAAAAGAAAAAACCGGTATTGCTGGAAGAATGAAAGCATTATCGGATGCTATGGTATCTGAACCAACTCGTCAGAAGAAACCTGCGAAGTAAACCACTCCGGTGCGTTACCAAGTTTCCACTTAGCAAATCTAGCTTTCTCTCCAAGATAATATGCACGGTATGCAGCTACTCCATCAACGTTCTTATACTGTTCTGGCATTGCTTGTGCAAAGTCAGTACAAATAGTATTTGGAAGATTGCTTGGTGAATTGTGTTTAAACCAATGTGCCATACTAGTAGACTTATGTATCTTTGAATATCGATTAGTATATTCTTCTGTCAACTCAAAAGTATGATTGGCTAACCAGTAATAGTTGGACTTAGATGCTCGTGCCCAAATTGTACATGGATGATTGTGAAAGCATGGTTTGTATAACGTAGGCTTATTGTCTTGTATTACATCTAAAGAATGGACTGTTGAAAGCATCTGACAACCTTCAAGAATCATTTTAACAACATGCTTATCACACATCATCTGTGCGGCAATATACGGATCTTTATCTAAAACAAAAATGTTCATATTTCATGTTCCTCAAAAATGTTATTGATTGTACGATTAACCTTTACCAATGTACCATTGGAGTATAGAGAAGGCAAATCAAAAGCACCAACATAAGAACAAGCTCCACGGTAAGGAACCTCCACTGTGCGCCCCTCTGACGCACGATATGTGGATAGACCACCATTGTATTTGTCATTTGCAGTTTTGCTGCTCATTCCATAATGCAACATTGTGAGCTGTCCATGCTCTTTATGACGAATTTCACCACCACACTCATCGTGCCCTGCAAACATTCCACCAACCATAACGAATGCTGCACCAGCAACGAATGCTTTTGCAATATCTCCAGAATGCACTACTCCACCATCAGCAACGATCCCAATATCTAATGCTGCTGCGGTTTCTGCACACTCTACTACTGCGGATAACTGAGGATATCCCACTCCCGCTATTCTCCGTGTCAGGCACATTGACCCGGCTCCGATTCCTATCTTCACTAAGTCTGCACCAGCAAGCGACAAGGCTTCCACTCCTTCTGGTGTCACCACATTCCCTGCTACAATTATCGACGATGGACATTTCTCTCTTACCTTTCTAACAAAAGAATGAAATTCTTTCATATAACCATTTGCTACATCTAAGCAAATAAACGTTGGATCATTTGTGATCGGTGTATCTAACCACAATTTACTTTGTGCATCTAGTCCCAGACTTAGTGCAACATTATGTTCTTTGTCGGCATATTGTTTAACAAAGGAATCATAATAATCAAAACCTTTTTTAAGACATGTTACCATGTTATATTTGGAAAGAGCGAGTGCCATCTCATGTGTACCAATGGTAGACATATTAGCAGCCATGACGGGCATACCTTTCCAAACTCTACCACATTTAAAAGTTGTTGAAACTTCTAAACTTACATCATTTCTAGATTTTACATCAGAAATTTGAGGAACAATCAAAACATCAGAGTAGTCAAGTTTTGGTTCGTAATTAATAGTCATCAGTGTTAGTATATCACCAACACAATATATGTCAATTATTTATTTGATTCTTCTATACGAAGTACTGCATCTCTAAGACTTAACATCTTTTGTGCTAACTCTTTAGACGTAAGTTTTTCTTTTAAATATTTTTCATAACTAGATACTATAATCTTTGACTCACGAAAGAGTATTGCATACAGATGATCAATACGTTTTTGTTCTTCGGTGGACATGATATTATTATTTATTCTAATCCAGTTGTGTCATCACGAATAAATTTAATAACTGATGACATATAGAACGATCTCCATGCTTGAATATTAATATCCCATACACCTACAAGATCACCTCGACCTGCTGAATAGAAATTACTTCTAATAACAGATTGTGAATTTGGTATTAATCTTTCATTTAATGTGCACTGAAGTCTACGTACACTACCTGTAGTTTTCTTAGTAAAATATATTGTGCATACTCCAGACAAATTTTCATTGATAACTTCTTGAGTTGAAAGATGGTCTGTTTTATATGAAATATCTTTAGTTATAATAGTAGTATCAATAATATAATCTATACTAGGATCAAATATTGTTATATCCTGTAATAATTTTTTAGTAGAAAGAAAGTTTTCATATGATCCATAATTTTTTTGAATAAACAATTTATATAATACATCATTTTTTTCAATACGATTATATGATTCTTTTTGTATAGAAGAACCACTATATGGAGCAATTAACTTATTTTCACCAATACTATTAGAATCTAATAATTGTTTTGTTAATTCAATATTAAAAGCATTATTAGATTCTTCTGCCATTAGAACTCCAATATGTAATTTTGATTGTTGCTAACCATATTTTTTACTTTTAATTTTGTAGTTTGTATATACTCCATAACTGGCTGAATGTACGGAGGAGGAATCATTACAAAAATTTGTGCAAACGGTTCTTTCTGTTTGACAGCAATTTTACAAATTAACTCAGATAAAGTCTTTGGACCATTATTTTCCATAGTCAGAGTATAAAAAGTTTTGAGTAATTTTTTGTTTTCAAGAATCATATTAATATTTATTTGACTCTTAAAGTTCAGTTGATATACTTACAGAAACTTTAAGTTGTTAGAGGGACTAAGTTCTCTAGAGAACTATAAAGTAAACTATAAAAGAATATATAAAAGAATATCTTAAGTAACTTTAAAGTACTAGTACTTTAGAGTACTCTAATAAACATTAGAATCTATAATTTCCTGGTTTAAAGTCACCAATCAAATTATTTTTTAAATCAGGTTTTTGAACATTTTGTTGAATATGTTCAATTGGTAAATTATTAAAATTTTCTCTAAGATTGCTTAGAGGACTTGGCTTTCCTCTATTCTTTTTTTCTAAATCACGTATAGTTTCTTCTAAGGATTTTATATTTCTTTTCATACATTTATTTATTCTTTTTTTTCGGGTTTGTGCCGTTTTATAAATATTTTTATGTCCTACGCATTCTTTAAATATTTTACCAATAATATTCCAAACCTTCAAGATCAAGTTGCCTTTAAACGCCAACAGATGAATGAGGATGCCAAGAGTGATGCTCTAAAATTAGAAACACAACGAATGCTTGCTCAAATGGCTGACATGGACAAAAAGACTGCAGAACGTCAAAATAAAGTAAATCCTCAAACAGGTAAAAGTTACATGCAAGTAGCATCTGATGCATCAAAAGGAAAACAAGCAAGAGAACAAGCTGCATCTGATTCACTTCGTAAAGATCGCCCAAATCTTGCAGCACGTATAGACTTTAGTTCACAATCTATTGCAAGAAGTGCGTCTGGAACTGGATCAAATGCAAATAGTGACTTGACTGCATTTAATGCATTGAGTCCGGAAGATCAGGCAAGAGTTGCACCAACTCAGCGTACTGGTCGATTGACAGATATGCAGAAGGCACAAGCCGGTAGAGTGGCGGCAAGTCAAGCCAGAGGCGGTAATAACTCTCTCGGGGCAAATGTAGTATCTGGATCAAATGCCATTGAAAAAGTTGTTGATGAACGTAAGAGTAATGCCATGGGTGGTGCAGCAGGTGCAGGGTCTTTTGCCAGAGAATGGGGTAAAGATCCAAATAGCATCAAAACACAGAAGAGTATGGCAGTTAGAACTCCAAGAGAACGCTTGGCTATGATTGATGCTCAAAAAGCAGAAGGTCTTCGCCAATTTAAAGAAAAGGGAAAATTGGATAAAGGTTTTGTAAGTTCTGTAAATAAATTTTCTAATTCTGCTCCGGCTCAAAGCGAAACATTACAAAAATTTGGACAAAATTCAAGACAACCAATGGCTACTTCTGAAGAAGGTAGGTTAGCAAGAGATAGAGAAGATAATGGTCAGTTGTCATCAGCAACACCAAATGTCTCGGCTAAACCTGAAGAAAAAATTAAATCAATTTTAAATGGTGGTGATGTAATTTCAAGATTAGCAAGAATGAAAAAGAATAGTATTAAACCATCTTCAAGAGATACTATTGACGTTGATCCTTCTTAAATTATATAAATATTATCATGGCATACTCATTCTTCCCAAACGACTTTCACAGTCATCCAAACTTACAACAAAACGCAAATATGAATTATCTAACACAACATTACAAAAATTTATCGGAACAACTTCAAGGTCAACTTAATCATCTTGAAAATTTAATTTTAGAATACCGTAAAACAACAACACAAAAGGTTAGTATCGATGACATTGGATATGAGGGAGAACCAGTTCCTCTAATTACCGGCACAGTTGTCACTAAGAAAGGCAATCCTGCAGGTAAAGGTGCAGCCAAGGATAGGGCTGTAGCCTTCTATCCCGGTATGGGCGCAATGCCAAACTATGGTAAAGGTATTCCCAGTGGTACTGATGAAGCCGATGCAGAGGAAGCAATTGCCGACTGGGGTCGTCCAACTGTAGAAAACAATCCAATATATGCAAGTATGAAGGGCAAAGGTCCGGCACAAGATGTAAGACGAGGAGAACTTTTTAATCCTAGCCGATATAACGACAAAGGTGGTTCAGTACCAGGAACCGGTAAAAAAGTAAAGAAAAAGGAACAAGCAATTCGTTCAGCCGAGTATGATGCTATACAACAAGCAAGGGCTCAAGTACGTGATCTTGGTGTAACTGATGCTGACGGAGATGGTGATAGAGATACACAAGACGTTCTACTGAACCTTAGAAAAGCAAGATACGGTACAGAATCAGGATATTAACTTTTTAGAGGCTCGTACAGCCTTTCACAATACATAAGGGGTTCTGACTCAGATAATGAATCAGAACCCCTTATAACCAATCGTAGGGCTATAGAGAGC